ACATCGTTAGAAAATTCACGAAAACAAAATCAACCTAAAATAGAATCAAACCCACCAAAACCAGAAGACTTCTTCACGAAAGCAGTTTCAAATGCAAAAAAAGCACTAGGTGCAGTAGAAGCAAGAGTTAACGCACTCAACGCAGCAAAACAAGCAGCAAAAGATGCAGCGGCTGGCGCACTGACTGGAGAAATAAACAGAGGGGTAGCTGGGGTCGCCGCAGCACAACAGCGTATTGCGTCTAATATTGGTAATTTATCAACACAAGCAGAAAACAATATCGCTAACATCCAACAGGCAAAGGACAAGGCAGATACATTTAAAAAAGGAATGGAGAAAAATTTTGATACAGTTGCGCAGGATACTGCGAATCTGATTGTACGCGCTAATGCGGGTCTTCAGTCAGCAAGCGCAGCATTAACAGGTGAGCAAGTAGGCGTAGATATCACGGCAAATACACCAGTAACAAGCAATCCAATTTATACAGTGGACGAACAAACCAAACTGGACGCTCTTCAAGCAAATATAACAGCATTTTTAAATGCGGGGGCACATTCGAACTTTAAGGTTGGCGTGGGCAAGGGGAATACATTACGAGCTGCATTGAATCAATCGTTGAAATTACAAGAATTTAAAACAGAATTCCCACTTGCGTTTACAAATAATTTATATGATACGCGTAATGAAATTAGTAATATTAATGGTGTTTATTTGGTAGTTACTGCGGTGTATCAGACGGTGCCTATTATAGTTCCTGCTCCACCTGCCCCACAACCACCAGAAGATACAACGGCGACGACTACGATACCACCATCAGAAAAAGAATCTCCAACAGCAACATCAGTCCGTGAACCAGTATTTATTACAGCTACAACGGATAATGTTGCCCCAACGGGCAATAATATAATACGTGTAGTAGATGTTGGATCGGGGTATAATATAGTGGTTATGGACACGGGCGCAACAGTAAAGCGTACAGGTCCATTTCCGTGGAGAAATTTTAATCCTGGTAATCTTGAAAATGGCAGTTTTGCCCAAAGTATGGGTGCATTGAATATACCAAATAAAGGTGCGCCATCTCGGTATGCGATATTTCCAAACTATGAAACAGGTCGGCTTGCTCTGAAAACGCTACTCCAAAGTAGTAAATATAATAATTTACGAATAACTGCGGCGATAGCAAAGTATGCACCTGCATTTGAAAACAATACTAAAGCATATCAAAATACAGTTATAGCAGCAATTGGTGCGGATGAAGTAGTAGGATTGCTCACTGAACGTCAATTAAATACCATGATGGATATAATTGAACGGATTGAAGGCTATCGCCAACCTGGTACAGTAACAGCAGTTACCTCCCCACAATCTTTTTAATCTACCATGACTATAAATCGTTTAAATTCAATATCTTTTGATATTTAAATAAAGGGGTAATACGGTTATTTTTTTCAAGGAGAATACTATGGACAAAGCATTATTTAGAGCATATGTGAAAGAATTAGTCAAAGAACAGATAGATGACACCGTAGAAAAGACGGTTCGGAAGCTGTTACCTGAACTATTAGGCGAAGCTATAGCTGAAATTAAGGGGTCCTCGACACTTACGGAATCAGCACCAACTACTAACAAAGCTCCTGTTAATCGCCAACGGTTGGCAGAATTGATGGGATTGGATCGTATTGGGGATACTATTTCAGCTAATACAAGCACAATGCAGACGCAATTGCCACCACATGTCAATCCAGAAGATCCAAAGTTTAAACCTGCGGTAGAAGCAATTACCAGAGATTATAGTAGTCTTATGAAGAAAATGGGTATTACAAAGTAATTTATGTCAAAAACTGTATACTTGGGATCCACTTTACCGTTAAGTCGTAATCGTACAGGATATTTTGCGACTACCAATGACGTATTGGAAAACGAAAAATCAAAATTTATCAATCTAATTTTGACAATTAAGGGAGAACGAGTAGCTAATCCAACATTTGGCTGTGATTTGTGGAAGCTTTTATTTGAACAAAAAACAGACAACATTCAAGATTTGGCAGAGCAATATGTTACGGATGCAGTCAATAATTTTATGCCGTATCTAATACTGCGTACAATTTCAATTATGAATGTTGATACATTTCTAAATGATAATAGTATCAATCTATATGTACAATATGCGTTTAGAAATAATCCACTGGCAGTGCAATCTGTTCAAGTGAATGTTGGTGGCGATTCCGCTGCACATCGTGCGCTTGTCTTGGGGAGTGTGGTTGGTGATGTTCCGCAAGGAAGTTTTGTAAGTTCTGGTAAGTTATCTACACGATGAGATAATCAATGGCAATATTGAATAACGATGTTATTAAAAAAACAACTGTTGCACCAAAGGAAGTCCGGTATCTCAACAAAACATTTGTTGATTTTAAATCTGACCTGATTACCTTTACCAAGCAATATTATCCAACCACATGGACGGACTTCAACGAAGCCAATCCTGGTATGATTATGTTGGAAATGGCAGCACATGTGGGCGAAGTACTGTCATTTTATATTGATAACCAATTCAAAGAAAACTTGCTGGCATACGCCGAAGAAGAGCAAAATGTTATCAACATCGCACAGGCGTTTGGGTATAAGCCAAAAATCATTACACCGTCCACAACAGAAATTTTACTATCACAGATTGTACCTGCATTAGGAGCGTCTGACGGGTATATCCCAGACAAAAAATACCTATTGCGTATCGGCAGGAACTCCACTGTTTCTACCGCAGGTCCAAATATCGTAAATTTCAGAACTGTAGATTTAATAGATTTTTCTGATAATATGGATCGCACGATTCAACCCTATCAAATTGATCAAGCCACACTACAGCCAACCACATATTTAGTTACTAAAACGGTTAAAGTATTGGCAGGTAATTTAAAGTCACAAACATTTAGTTTTGGTGACCCAACCAAGTTTTCTACAATTACCTTAAGCGACCCTGATGTAACCTCTATTAATAAAGTTATTGACGCAGAAGGAAATATATGGTATGAAGTAGATTTCTTGGCACAAGATACCATTATTGATGATACTTCGGTGTCATATACACCCACTGTATCGGAATCTACAAACCCGCCATATATTATTAAGTTTAGAAAAGTTCCTCGTCGATTTGTAACAAGATTAACACCAAACAAAACTGTGCAGTTACTCTTTGGGTCTGGACAGGGAAATGTATCCGATGATATTGTGTCCTTGGATTATCGCCAAGTGGCGAACCCAGATTACCAAACAAATATTGCGAATGTCGCACTTGATAACACGGATTTCTTACAAACCGATAATTTTGGATTGGCTCCTGCTAATATCGCACTAACAGTAGAATATACAGTGGGCGGTGGTATCAATACAAATATATCATCAGGAACTATTACTGAAGTGGGTTTGATGAATGTCATAAATTCTACTACGGAATTTAGCACATCGGAATTAGCATTATTCCGAGACATTGTAAATACCGTATCAGTATTTAATACGATGCCAGCCACAGGCGGCAATGATGGGGAAACCGTAGAAGAAATTCGCCAACGGGCATTAGCATTCTTGAGCGCACAAAACCGTGTTGTTACCCGCGAAGATTATGAAAATCGTGTGTACGCAATGCCAGCAAAGTTTGGTGCAGTTGCCAAGGTGTTTGCGGTATCCGATGCACAACAGAATAAGATACAGGGGTTGACCAGTCCACAACAAGTAGGAGTGACGAATGCAACCTTTGTAGATGACCAGCCAAAACCAAATGCTATTAATCTGTATATGTTGGGGTATAATCAAAATGGGAAGATCACCCAGCTAAATTCGTTAGTAAAGAAAAATGTGCAGTCATATCTATCGCAATATCGAATGCTTACTGACCAAGTAAATATTCTGGATGCGTTCGTGGTCAATATTGGGATTACTTTTGATATCGTAGTATTTAAAAATCAAAATATGCATGATGTCTTAGCGGTATGTTTAGACGCTGTGCGTAACTATTTCAATGTCAAAAACTGGGATATTAACCAGCCGATTAAACTCTCTGAATTACGTATCTTGATTGCTGCGCAAGACGGTGTGCAGAGCGTTACGAATTTAGAAATCAATAATAAATATTTCTTTAAGGATGGCAGAGATTATCAAAACTATCGGTATGATATTGCCAGTGCTACGGTTAATGATGTAGTATATCCGTCACTTGACCCGTGCATTTTTGAAGTGCGCTACCCAGAAACCGACATCGTAGGAAACGCCAGCCAATGAGAAAATTCATAACACCATCGGCAGATACAACTTTGTATCAGCGGTTTCCAACCAATAATGCTGGGTTAGACGAAATCCTTGAAGTGGGGAAGGTTACCGCACCAGAAGATTTGGGTATTGCGTATACGGGAAGTGCTGCTAGAGCATTATTAAATTTTACATTACCCACGAGTGGTTCGTCACCAGCCACCGCTTCGTATTATTTAAATCTTAAAATAGCAAACGCAGAAAAGTTACCAATTAACCAAGAAATATTAGTCTATCGAGTGTCATCATCGTGGACAGAAGGATCCGGATATTTTGTACAACAATCACAGAACGCCGGCGCCGGCGCAACGTGGAGACAAGCCACGAGTGCCGTGTCGTGGAGTGTGGATGGCGGTTCAATAGTTACTACGCCATCACAAAGTGTGACGTTGAGTGAGTATCCCTTACAAGATTTACGTATTGATGTCTCATCTATTATGCAACCGGTCGTGTCCCAATCATTAAATTGGTACGGATTAGCACTACGATTTCCAGCGGCAAGTGACAGTGATCAAACCAATGCAGGGAACATTAAGTTCTTTTCTCGTCAAACGCATACCGTACATGCACCTACCTTGGAAATATTGTGGGATGATAGTACCTTTAGTACTGGGTCACTAAAAATTATCCCAACGGTGTATGATATAGATGTGTCGGCAACCAATCCTCGTGAAACATATGTACTGGGCACAAAGGAAAAGCTACGCCTCAAGGTACGCGATAAATATCCACAAAAGAATTTTGATGCAACGCTTCGGTTTAAGAACAAATATTACTTACCACGGAATTCCTATGTTAGTATCGTAGACACACAAGCGGATACTACAATTGTGCCGTATGATATAGCATCAAAGATTAGCTGTGATGCAACTGGGTCATTCTTTGTATTAGATACGACTCCATTATATAAAAATCGTTATTATACGGTTAATATTAAGATTGATAATGGCGATACAGATACTGGATACTTCCCAGAACTCTTTACCTTTTTAGTGAAGTAAATGGCAAAACTAACAAATATTCAGCGCACGGTTGTAGACTTACCAGATTTTTCTAACCCA